CCTCCAACTGCATCTTTGCAGTCAAGGGCGAATCCTGAAGTAAGTAAACAAGGCATATCTTAATGGATTAAAGGGTGAAGTAAACGATTTCTCCGGGGAAAGCAACCTGCACACCTGCTTTGAAAGTGAAACGAACTCGTACCTCGTCTGCGTCTTCGCTATACCACAGCTTAACGATTTCTTGTTCGTCAATGAGGTCAGTTCCCATAAAGAAGTTGCTCAATGAACCAGCAACAATCTTGTTAGTTCCGTTCAAACCACCTACGGCAATCAACTTCATATTAGAACCGGGGTAAACCATTTCCATTGTTTGAGCAGCATCGCCCACATAGTGGAACAAGTTTGCGTTCTTCAAGTTAACCAACATCAACTTGTAGGCATCAATTCCCAAGAAGCAAACCAAGTCATCCTTTTCTGCAACTGCAGCAGGAATGTTGGCGTACACTTGATCCAAGATGTCATCAATGTTTGCAGCGGTGATTGAAGTGAAAGTGGTTGGAGCAGAGTTCGCCAATACTGGAGACGCAGCAGCGATGATTTTGTTGAAACCATCAAAACGGCTCAAGTTAGGGTTACCACTTGCGGTGTCACCTTGCCACATTGCAGTTTCCAAAGTTTGTGCAATTACGGCAGCTTTTTCAGCACCGATTTGCTCTTCAAAGGGAACCATTGTTGGTGAACCGGGCATAATTTGGGTTTGCATCCATTTGGCTTCCAAAGTTTTTGGACACAAAGTTTCTTCAACTTTCACAGCACCAACGGTGATGTTTCTTTGAGTGAAGGCAGTTGTACCTGATGGGTTGTAACCACAACCATCGGCTTGGAAGAAAACGGTTGAAGCAAGGATGTTCAAAGCAGATGCTGATTTAACACCTACTTGAACTTGGTTAGCAGATTGCAAAGTTGAAGAAGTTTTGCTTCCGAACAATGCTTTTACCAATAAGTCAGTTGACTGCTCATTGGTGTAGTTAGCGAGTGATCCTACTGAAAATGACATAGTTTTATTTGTTTATAGAGTTTTTGAATTTTTTAAGTGCTTCAAAGCGGTCGTTCTTTTTTGTAGATACAGGTGCTTTCAAGGGTTCTTCGCTTGGCAAGTCAGCAACCTTCTCAATCAGGTCAATTGCTTTGCTCATAGCTTCTTTGTGTTTGATGTTTGATGCAGTCAATGACTCAACCTTTGCAGACAATTCAGCGATGGCAGATTCCAACTTGGAAACAACATCATTGAATGCACTAACGGTTGCGAACTCTTCGGCTTCAATTTCAATCTCAACTTCGGGTTCTACGATTTCAGTAACAAAACCACCTTCAGTTGTAACCAACAAACCACCTTCAACTTCGTGAGTTGCGTCAGGTGCTGGGATGTTGCCTTCGGCAGTTTGAACGAAGATGGCAGTTCCTACCGCCAATTCGCCGTCCCATTCAATAACACTTCCGTCAGTTAATGTAGCCGTAGCCATTTCTACGGAAGTAGTAGGTTCTTCAGTTGAGAATCCCAACAAAGACCTAATTTCGGTTAATACTTCTTTTGAGTTCATTTGGTATAAATTAGAGTTTATGTTTCGGTGTTGCAATTTTACTTGCCGTTCCATTTGGAAAGGACTTCTTTCAATGCCTCAAGTATTTGTTCGTCTTTCTCTTCGGGGAAATCAAAAACTCCCTCAACGGAGAATCCTTTGAACTCACCCTCTTTGACTCTTGCCCACACATCGTCATTGTCTACAAGGTAGGAAACAAACCACGATCCATCGGCAACCTCGTCAAATCCCTTCGGTGGCATCACCCCTCTTTCCCGGTCAATGATGTATGACTCAAACAAGCTCACACCATCCATTATCGGAGTGCGGTGATGGGCATTGACTGCATCGTACTTGTTGCCCCTTGCCCATTTCTTTGCAATCTTGAAGATGCTCTCCTTGTCAAATACCACATAGTATTCACCACGCACATCGTCTCTGCGATAGATGGGTAGGTCAGCAATCATCGCTGCTCCAGTAACGATTCTTTTCTCCTCGTCTTGGATGGCAAATTTGATAGGGGTTTCGCTAAATGCAAGAAAGTCCTTTTGTATGGCTGGAGATTCCACGAGAGAGACAAACTCAATGCCTGTCTCTTCGTCCCATTCGTTGATGTCTAATTTGTAAACTGGTAGTTTCATCGTATTCAAATAGCGTTATTTCACAACGGACACTCTTTTGGTGTTTCCGACTCTTGCTTGTGTGCGAGTTATGTCCCCTTCGGTCACAAATACTCTCTGCGAAAATCCGATTCCTGTTTCAGTTGGAAGGGATGATGAAGTGATACTTGTTGGGTTGATTGATATGGGAGTGCCACCAGTCAAACCACCTTGTGATGCACTACTTCCTGACAACAATTGTTTTGCTCTTGCGACATTCGCCAAGATTCTTGCCACCCCTTGTGCATAGTATGCAGCGGTGAAGATGGGAGTTGCTGGTCCAAGAATACCCGCAACCTTTGCAGATGCTTGAGCCGATTCAGCATTCAAACCTGAAAACGCCACCGCACTATCAATTGCAATCTCAACCAATGCGATACCCTTTTGAATGTTCTCTCTCTTCTTCTCCTCGTTTGTTAGGATGGTATTCAACGAAGTCAAGCCATCAACGGTGCTTTTTGCCATTGACAACTTTGCATCCATTATTTGTTGATCCGCTTTTCTATTCAGCTCAATTCTTTTTTGGTTGAACTCTGCCTCGTTGGCAAGTGCCTTCTCTGCATACAATTTGTCAATCTTTTGAATCTCCTCTTCGTTGCCTTTAGCGATTGCAATTTGCTCGGCATACCATCGTGATAATTGAGTGATTTGAGCAACTTGTTCTGCACCTAATCTCTTAAATTCATCTTCAGTATTGGTGATTCTCTTCTTGAGTTTTTCGTCCTCAATTTGATTGTCTATGTCTTGCAATCTCTTTTGATGCTCTTTGCGTTTATCTTCGGCTTCCTTAGCTTTGTCTGCCACATATTTGTCACGCTCTGCATCCGTTACCTTCAATTTGTTATTCAGCTCACGATACAATCTTGCTTCTTCCTCCAATTCATCCTCTGTCAATTTTACACCTGTCTCTTTTCTCTTTGCAATCAATGCCAACTGGTTGTTGATTATCTTCTTTCGCAGTTCAAAGATTTCAAGTTCCTTGTTGCCTTGAACGGAAAGCAAGTCAATTTGACCTTGAATGTCCTCGTTGGTTGTGGTGATAGATTTTGAGAATGCCTTGTATGACCTTTCCGCTTCCGATGTTATACCAAGAAAATCCGTAAATTGTTGCACCAAATTACCGATAATCTTTCCAACTTGGGCAAGTCCGGGGATTAATTTCAACACGGCTTGACTGACCTTCTCAAAGTTTGCCACCACAAAGCCCAATGCAACCGCCAAAGCACCAATTCCAGTTGCAATAATTGCACCTCTCAATGTGCTGAATGCAGTCACAACACGACTTTTGATTGTGTTTGCCAATGCCCCAAATTGTTGTTGAACCTTTCCAAGTCCCTCAAGTCCTTCAGCCAATGCCATCGCACCTTGCAACTTGACCATTGTCTTTTGCAAGTCCTCGCTTTCACTACCAAAGAGAGCCATTGCCCCTTGTGCTGCTTGGAATCCACGAGCAACTCCTTGAACAACCGTATTGATTTGAGCAAACTTGTCGGGGTTTACTGCTGCAACTCGGTCGTTGAAGTCATCCATTCGGTCACGAGCTTGTGCAAGTGCTTGTTCTGCCCTTATTGCTTCGGGAGAAAACTCGCCAAACTGCATCACCGCCTGTTGTGCTGCAACCGTTAATTCTCTAATCTCCGACTTCATTGACTTGAAGTCAGGTTTTTTGACCGTTAGGTCTATCGCTGCCGTTAGTGCCATATCTTATCCGTTACCTATTACAAAATAATTTGTTCCATCACACACAATCCACTTTTTCTCGTAGTGGTTGTTGATGACCTCCGTGTCTGCTCCGTTGATTGTTGCAGCAGTTGCCGTGTCAATCGTAATTGAATGTGCTGAATTTGTTTTGAGAAACACCCAATGCTTTCCGCTCAATCCTGATGGATCGGGAAGAGTCACGGTGAACGCTCCAGCGGTCGCATCACACAGGAACAACCAATCGTCTTTGGTCACGCTTGTTGTAGTTGTTACCGTCTTAACTGCACCTCCACTCAAGAATGATGGATACATCTCGTAATTGCCGAGATAGAGTGTGTCGGGTTTAGTGACTACAAAGTCATCACACAATATCGCAGCACTCCCATCCGTTCCGTCTTGGAAGGTTGTGTTTTTGGAAACAACCGCAAATGTATCGGTGAGATTGTTGTTCTGCACAATACCATCTCCCTGAATTATACCTCCTCCTCCTTGACTTACACCAACGGTCACACCTTTGATGCCGGGTTTGATTGGTATATTTCCACCGGGATAGATGTCGGATTCTGCATCGGTTTGACCAGCAGTTCCCGCACCGATTGTCTTTTGAACTATTGATGCTGGTTCAATAAATTGCTGAAGCAAGAACTCGCACAAATACACACCATCCTCAATTGGGTTGTAATCGCTGATTTGATTCAATCGCCAATACTGACCTTCAAAAAAGTAAGCATCCGAGAATGACAAGTTCAGCCAATCCTTTGGGGTGATGCGGAAATAAGCTCGTAGAATCTTGGAGTTTGATCCTGTAATCTCACTCAAGAAACGATAGTAGTAATTGTTGACAAGGTTTGAGTTGGTATACTTGTACCCAGCACCAACACCAATCTCTCTCGGCATTCCAAAAAGAATGTCATATGTCGGATTGCTGATTGAGTCCAAGTGAATGGTCAATGGTATTGAGAATTGATTTGTGTAGTTCAAACCAACACCCGCATATTGTGCGTAGAACTTCCAATTCACTCCACTAACCACACCACCAAAATACAATATCCGCAAGTCACCATCTTGATAGTTGGGGACATACGACAAGACAAAGTTCTTTTGATTGTTGTAAGAGTTTATCTGCGTAGGTGCAAAAGCAATTTGAATCTTTTTCTCATTCTTGATAAACTGGTTGTCAACCTTGTATGTGCGACTTCCGTATGTTGTTTGATACGATTCCTGATACAACACATTCGCTTCATCCTTGCCCTCTTTGTATTGTAGGACATAGGGGTTTGCTTCAAGCTCTCCCATAGGAACAATCTCAACAGGTTGAGAATAATCCAATTTAGCAGTCCAATCAACATTATCTCCAGTATAGAACTCATCTCGTGGAACGCAACGCAGATTCTTTGGATTGTCTTTGTCAGGTTCAATGTACAAATTGAACATCTTAACAAACGACATAAACATCTCACTTTGCTTGACTTCGGAGTTTAGGAATGCAGAGAAGTCAACCGTCTCTCCAAGTCCGTATGTGTACGCTGATTGGTTGCTCTCAATAAACGAACCCACTCCGATGTCCAAAGAGAATTGTGCATTGGTCAAGTTGTAATTGTTCGCATCGTCATAAACTTGTGCCAATCGCACATCCAACACATTGCCTGTAAACACCGCCAAAGGTGAGAAGTACAATCCCACTTGGAATGCTGGTGATCCGAAGTCAACGGTGACCGTGCTTGTTTGCTTCAATACTCCGTCAACATACAATCCAAACACCAAATGGATGTCCTCTTGGAATACAGGTGCATAGCCGGTGGATGCGTAGTTGATAGAAAGGTCAACATCAAACACATATCGTCCACCTATGGGTGCAGTATACCGACCAGTAGTGTTGTTGTAATTACCACCATTGTCAAAGTTCCCACCTGTGGAATCGTTTTGGAATAGAAGGATTGAGTTCAGGTCAAGGGATTGTGCCGTTGTTGTGCGAGACGCTCGGAATCTTCTTGACTCCAATGTCGCAGCGTTTGCCGTCAATGCGGATGGTGCTGGTAACACTAACCGCTTGAACCTATCCGAGTTGAAAAAGGAATCGTTTGTGTAGGTGAACCCGGCATTGGTGAAGATTTTGTCAACCACCGTCTTTGCATAGAGCGAAGGAGTGAACTGACTTGTGTCCCACAAAGCGATGTTTGTCGGATGACCCTTGTCTATCATCGCATACATATAACCTTCACCGTATGCAAAAGCTTGTGTCGTTCCGTTCTTGTAAATTTGGTTTGACCACGAGTCAATGATGTTGCCACTTGACAAGGTGTGGTTGTATTCGCTGAAATCTAATTGGTTCAACTTGCGTTCTGCGATGGTCGTAAAGAAGTCCGCAGATTGTCCGTGACAAGTTACCTCATAGGTGATGTGTGTTGAGTCATCCACCTTGATGGAAATCAATCTCAAGAACCCTCGCAACTGCTCAACTCCGTCTGCGTAGATGATGCAATCAGCTTTGACATTTGGGTTGAACGATGTGCCGTAGACGGTTTGCTCCACCTCAAACAAGTGAGAGAATATCTTGTTGTTGGCAGATGTGCCGGGAATCTCTATTGTCTTTGTCCACTCCGACTCTCGTGATTCAGGTTCACGAATATCTGCAATGGATCGTTGAATCAATATGCTTGGGTTTTGGAGAATATCCAAAGGTTGCCCATCAACCAGAATCTCTATCATTGGCGTTGGCGTTTTGATTCAAAGGAATAACTCATATCAAGCTCAATAAAGAACGCATTGTCTTGGATGTGCTTCTTGACTTCGTAGGTCGTTGCGTCTATATTCACGGCCACCAAAGTGCCATCGTAAGCATAGACAACGGGAGATGTAAACAAGTCAAGCAACCACTCGGATTGCTCTTCGGTGATCCAGTTACTAAACATCTTGACCTTGTGAGTCATATTGGTGTCGTAGGTCTTTTGCTTGAATGCCGATGTAGTGTATCCGTAGGTCGCACCCAATGTGTATGGGTTGGACTTGAATTGCTTTCGTTGGATGTCGTAATTGTCACGCCTCACCCGGTTGAATCTAAACGAGTCAAACCCACCCAATGAGTTCAGGAAGAACAAATCGGTTGTGTCGTATTTGCTACACTCGTCAATCAGGTTGACTCGGTAGGTTTCGGATAGAACCGTTCCTCCAAGTTTTAACTGGATGTCGTAATATGTCGCTGCACCCGGTATTGTCAATTGGCTTCCTGATGGAATGCGAACCACCTTTGTGGATGGTAGATTGATTGTTTGTGTGGATGCGTCCGAGTAAGTTACAAGGGCAGTTGTTGCCGTGTTGCGGATTGCATAGAGCCAATCCTTTTGAGTGCGGTGAATCGTCTTGCTACGGATGGGAGTCAAGAACAAACCATCCCCATCCATCGTATATTGCCCAGCATAGTTCACCAAGTCAATCGGATTGAGTGCAGCGTTCCAAACGCTTCCAGTTGCCGATGTCAAATTGGTGTATTCGGTCACGCTTCCTGTGGCAGATGCAGAGTATTCATAGCCAAACTCCACCTTGTAATCCATAATTGAATTTGTGCAACCACTTGCTGCACTATCGTTGTAGTTCCAATCATAACTCACAT